ACATAAGAATTGAGGGAAACACCATTCATTTTAGCTTGTTGTATCAACGAAGAATGAACCCATGAGGATGTTCTAACTGAAAATGTACCACTTGAATTTTGCTCCTCATTTACAACTTCAGGGATAGGCTCTCCTTTTTCATACAACATTTCTATAAAAGCATCTTTTTCTTCAATAAAACTATTTAAAGCAGATACTTTATCTTCTCCTATCCCATGACATGCATTTAAACCAAGCTCATTGCAGTATGCAACATACCACTTTTCGCCATCAAGTTCTTCTTTTTTAATAATAACATTGTACTCCAATGATTTGTAGTACTGTAAATCTTTTCGTGACATAATTGTATTGGGTTAGTGAGTTATTGCTTTTTCTTTATCCTTATTATTTCAATTAACACCGGATAAAGATACTGTTTAAAATTAGTCCTCTTTATTAGGACTTCATTGCCACCTTTATGAACAACGTGTACTCCAAAATATTTGCCAGGTGTTGGAGCTAAAGGGTGATAAAATCTTTCCATAGAACCACGTGGGCTATCTTGTAATTTTGCTCCAAGAAATTCCGCAATCTTAACCACATGATTAAAAGGCAGATCCACCACAGGTGCACTATAAAGATTTTCTAGTTCTTTTTCCGCATCCTCAATAGTGGTATCATCCGTTATTTTAAACTTAAATTTCATATAAAACCGAATTTTGGTTGCAAATATAATACCAATATTCCAATTTATAACAGAAAAAAGATAAAAAAAGTTCTTTTTCTTACTCTATTTATACTTATATTCTTTATAATATATATAAAAATCCCCGACTACATAGCCAGGGACAAGCACAAAGATATAACCCTTGCAATAATTGCAAGAGGAATCAGCCAACACAACCACTTTTCTAGGCGTTCCATAGCATTACTAACAGAAGCCGGCAGAAATCCGAGTGGCACCGGTCGTCTGCTTGTGAAATCAAATCATCTATGTAGTCTTTTTCTCTCATTTTCGCCTGTATTTCTGACAAAATGCCCCTTAATATCTTCGGCATAAGTTCTTCCTGCAATGTTCACACAAGAAGTTCTTCGCTATTGGAAACATCTTCTGACCTACCTCACCGGAAAGATATTGGGCTTCCTCCCCGTAAGGATCAATATTGAATACCTGTGAGATATGCCGGCACAAGTGCCCTTTTTCGTGGTCCCATGAGTTTTGAAACTCTCCCGGGGAAGAAGTGAGAGCAATTACCATCACAGTCTCACGGTCCTCAAAGTTCGAATAAGTAAGACCGGTATTGAGAACCCCGGAAGAGAGGTTTCTGTATGCCTGTTTGAAATCCTCTCCTCTACAACCGATACGGTGAAGTGCGCATAGAATATCACTGGTCCAGTAAGTCGTTACGGCATAGTACACCTTAACTATCCAATCATATTTCGGTATGTAGAAATCTTGAATTATCATAATCAGAGCATATCATCCCACATTATAGGTGTGCCACTTCCGATACAATCCGCATAGAAACGGGTAAAAGGAAGACCGTCATACCCGTCAGGATCATCTATGTAATCCTTCAAGAATAATGCCAAATGGGATTCATCTATAATGGAACTCTTATAATAATCAGCTTTCGCCATATTAGCTACATATACGCAATCATACCCGGAATCTTTCTCCAGTTTAATTCCGTACTTTTTCAGAAGCTCTTCTACTTCCTCCTTTTTGATCGGAACGAGTTTTTCCTTCTGCTTGGTAGCCTTGTTCTCAACTTCCATTTTAGAAACAGCCCATTCACACATCTTCTTAGAGAAGTGCCAACCGTATAACGACAGATAATTTTTCATTGCTGAAGGCATCTTGTCATACGTATCTAGTCTTTGTCCCATAATTAATTGCTTTTTAGGATAAGAGGGGATTTCTCCCCTCATACGATTAATAGAACTCACCGTTTGAACGCCTACGTCTACGCTCTCCCATATCTCCATACATAGGGGATTCAGGGAAATAGCCTGGCATACGACGTTCGTTCATACCGTCACTATCGTAACGTCCATTCTCACGGAATCCCATTCCACCGCCACGCATTTCACTCATGGCCTTTTCATAACCATGACGGCAACCTTCACGATAGGCTTCTTCAACCTCGTTTCTTCCTCTCATTCCGAAGTCACGATCATATCCATCATGTTCTTCTCTTATCGTCCACATTCCCATAATCATTTCTTTGTTTTGGATGTTTCAATTACTCCGAGCTGTTCCATTAACTTCTGATTCTGTACAATGAGGTCAGCCATATTTCTGCTCATCTCCTGCATGTTCTTATCCATATTGGACATTTGCCCTTTCAATGCGGATATTTCCTGCTCCTGCTGTTGCTTGGCTGCAAATTCAGGGTTAAGCATGGCAAGCATCTGGTCACATACCCCAAGAAAGTTCTGATGATATTCCACGCTTTTTAGAACATCCTCACTCTTCTGTTTCATAGTAAGGACCTCGGTATTCATCTCGTCTCTTGACCCTGTAATCAGCATTCCTGTTTTAACATCATCAGCAATATTGGCATTAGCCGGTATCTCTTGCAAATTGACATTCTGTCCGTTTATATTCACGACAAAATCAATAACCTGGACAGGCTGTGGATAAGGCATGTTGGGAACAGTCTTATATATAGTTTTTATAGGGCTTACATTAACGACCTGCCCACATTCCAAACTTGGATTTGCACCTCTGTGAAGAAGATATAACGTACTGTTTACTCGTAAGTTCTGAAACATGATTGTTTAATTTTAAAGGAGTGTGGCTATTTCCATTTTGGAAAATACCACAAAACTCCATGTTAATTATTACTTGCTCCGTAAAGAAGCGGTTTCTACTGTAGGAGCCGGAACCGTTGTCGGTCTGTATCCGCCATTAACAAGATACAATTCGTTGGTGTACTTGTTGTAATGAATCTCATAGATGCCGGTTCCAGCCAAGTTTGCAACAGTTACAGGCTCATTGTTATAAGCCATCAACGGTCTTGTGTCCCCGTTAGTCCCTATCAGTATCGGGAGTGTTGCAGTCGTACCGGCAGGGATCGCCTGACGAAGATTGACATAGAACCCTCCGACATAGTCCCTGTTGCGGAACGCATGGTTAGGAAGCTCCAAAGTCACATTTTCAGTACCGACAGTTACAGCCACCGTAGGAAGAGTATTGAAATTCGCTCTTCCTATTGACGGAAACGAGAACGGAAATCCTGTAAAAAAGTTAGGCCACATAATTACCTCCTTTCTTACCAGAATCAACCCCAGTAGTTATTACAACCGCATCCGCTACGTCCGTATGCTGAGTCACCAACATAAGCACCGAAAGCAGCCGCACGGTAAGTATCCATGTTTACACCAACAATGTTAGGGTATTGAACTGGAACTGTGTTAGGTAACTTGCATTTGATTCCATCAACATCGCTTTGCAATGCTTGCAATCCTGCTGCAAGGGGAGCAATCTGTTGACCTACCGCATTCAGGATTGTAGCATTCTGATTACGTTGGGAGATTTCAGCCGTAAGAGTTGCCTTTTCCGCAGTAAGAGATGCAATCTTATCCTGTAATGCCTGATTCTGAATTGCATCAAGTTTGGCAAGGATAGCATTCGTGTTGGCAGTAGCACCGTCACGTAATGACAATGCGTTTTGGTTTGCAGTATTAACCAATGTATTGGTCTGGTTGCACATTGCAAGCTGACTCTCATATCCTTGTGTGGTTACAAGCTGTTTCATATCGCAGCAACAGCTACAGATTTGAGATGTCAGAGCGTTGTTACCCTGCATAATTGCGGTAAGGATACTGTTGGTATTCTGTCCCATTTGGTTGCCAAGACCACAGATTGCCTGGGATACAGAGTTAATACCGGCAAGGATTTGATCGGAAGAAGTGTTCACGGCTTGTGCCAGTGATGCAATATCGACACCGTTTCGGTTAAGTGTCTGCATGATCATCTCTCTTCCTTCGTTCGCTCCTTGATTGTTATTTCCGCCAAAGCCGAAATTGCCATTTCCAAAAATAGCCGCAATCACAATAAGCGCAATGATGTCTTGAAAACCACCATTGTTACCAAAGAAACCACCGTTACCATTGCCGCCTCCAAGCAGCCCCATCAAGTATCCGGTATCAATTCCTCTGTTTTGCAAAGACGGAAGAATAGAAGCAAGCAGACCGTTGCCTGAAGCCGCTCCACCGTCTTGGTTAAAAACATACGTTCTTTCCATAGAGATTTATACTTTTTTATTACGGTCAATATCAACCGCATCACAAAAGTATATAATAGAAACTGCGTAAATCAGAACTCATTTTCAAGCGATTTGCGAATATTTTGCATATATATTGCAATCATTTTGTTTGTTGTTTTTCGACTCTCAAAAGTAGATATCAGGTAACGTACACTGGATGATGTTTTGCGAAGCAAAGTGGCGATCTGTTCAGGGTACAGACCGAATTCAGTAAGGAAGAACACTACAATGGAGCGGGCATCGACAACCTCAGTCACTTTACTTGATGAAAGGATTAATTCTGTGGAAACTTCAGTTTCTTTTCCTACAAGGTTCAATATTTCGGCAAAAATCTCTGACTTACACATGGTAATTAATTTTTTTGTTGTACTTTTGCCTTTGCCAATCAGTACATACACCAAAAGAACAAAAGCATACTTCGGAATGTTAAGGATATTATACCCCCTGACACAACCGATGTATGCTTTGGTGTATTAAAGTATTGATTGGCGTCAACTTTAATGTGTCGGGGGTTCTTTTTACTCTGCCCCCAAAAGAGCTACATTTGTTATGATAACCGGCCTTCTACTTACCGGATAAACTTAGTGCTTAGTATTAATTAATGTATCATTTTAGCCTCCTTTCTTTATGAACATTTTTCCATTGGAAATTGTTATGTAAGTAAAACTTAAACTTTTCATACCGGAAACGGTCTGTGAAGATAGTAGTTCCGGTAATTTACCACATAAACAAGTTATAACTAACTCCGGCACCGAAGTACAAACCACCCGGATAACTATATCCAACTTGCAAACCAAATCCCCAGCGTTTCTTCTTCTGTAAAGGTGAAAGAGTGATGATCTTATTGTCTCTATACACCTCCATGAAGTCAAGGGTCGGATTATATCCACTGACCACCGCCCGGTAATCATCGGTCTTATACTCCTTGCTTGTGATCGGTATCAGTACCGGAATTGAATCGCCTTCTACGGTTCTGTCAGTCGTTGTATCTATCAAGATAGGTAGATATACCGTATCGGTACGTTTCAGAGTTTCTTTTACCAGCTTAGGGATTGTGTCTCTTACTGTGTCCCAGATATGTACGGTATCTCCTTTAATATAAACCGGTGACGGCTCGTGCGGATTACAACGCATCCACACGAGAACACATATAAGCAGGCAGACTAATATCCAAGGGAGGGACTTCATAGGATCTCCTTGCTCGTCCAAGCCGGACTAGACAACAAAACATTTAAATCCTCGCCTTCATAGGTCGGATAAGGGAAAGACAACTCTTCCGTTCCGTCATCAGCAATAGTCTTAATCATCTTATGAGGGAATAACGCAGCATAGTGCTGGCATTTCATCAAGGTTTCACTCTCATTTACGCTCTTGCGAGGAACAAGGTTACGCTTGTCTATTTCCTCTTGAGGAACTTCTTGCAAGTCAATTGTTGGGAATACTGTGTATTTCATAAACTTTACTATTTAACCAACTATATAATATCTATTGGGATATAAAATTCAGTGAGTTATGCATAAGTTTGCTCTCTTACTTCAAGTTCAGCTCCTCCCCCATTGTCAGCAGGCGCACCAATCCTGACAAGGCTGACTTTTTTTGCGTTTTTATTGATAATGACCACATCGAATGCCTGTTCATTTATTGTTCCATTAGTTCGCTTACCATAAATATAAGAAGCCCTTTCACCAATCTCATCACTATCCGCATTAGCCTTGTCGCAAGTTGTAGAAAATATTGGTATACCACCATCTGTCTTTTTCATTAAGTCCATATGCGTATGCCCCTGCAACATACACGCAACATTTCCACTATGCGAATCACATATATTAGCTATCTGCTGACCAATAGATGTTAATGTAGGAGTCCAAGATGTCGGATAATCATCAGACATATAACAATGAGCAACAACAACTGCAAGATAACCGTCTGGCATATTCGCTAGGGTATTGTTTAACCAAGTAGCCTGCGTTTCCTCAAATTTATCTGCCGAATCATCAGTAAACACCGAAAGGAACACATACCTCATTTTCTGGACAGTGTTATCTACATAATAGTAATTTGTATTTGCATCGCCTATAACACAGTCTGTCATGCCACTTTGTAATGATGACCATATTTCTGCGTCCGTGATATTGGTTTTTACCTGCACCCCATCTTCTTCAAAATAATTCATATATTCGTGATTGCCGATGGCGCGATATATCTTATTGCTTAAAGAATTAAACGCCAAGTTACAGTCTATGTTCAATCCGTCTGCATAATCTCCTCCCATTATAACTCTTGGCAACGGAACTCTGCTTGAAATGTAATTAATGAGCGCGGGGGAGTTTTTAGTATTGCGGAGCCAATGGATGTCCGTGATGAATACAAATGCATCGTAATTGCCTTGCGCATCCGCCATCTTACCTCTTATCGTTGATAGCTTATCCTTAAGGTAATTATCCTTCAAATAATATGCAGGTACAGGTTCGCTTCTAGTTTTTCGTATCTTAAGACCTGTATAAGTAGCATATGATGCACTCATACCGCTTGTTGTCGGGTACAACCTTACAGACAAAGCTTCATATAACAAAGAAGGCAAAAAAACTATTTTACCCGCACCCATTGACTTAATCTCAGTTTTTTCACCGTTTTTCGTAAAACCATAAATTTGTATTGATCTAGCAGAAATAGCATCTTTTATGTTATCACAAGAAATTTCAACCTGTTCATCAGCCGCAACCCCGAATCGGGCGATATCCTTATAGATATAAGTTGCTTTATCTCCTCCTGTACTATCGTTATTTACATCCTCTCCGACAAGATACTCGTTATAATCAAGTATTACGCCATCTTCAATATCCTTATCGTGGTATTTAGTTAAAGATATACCATCATAAATGTAAATAATTCCATTATATTTATACAATACACCTCTATCCAAGATATTAGTTTCTTCTGTATCAAATGGGGCTATGGAGCAACATCTATATATCTTATTTCTGGAGGTTGAATAATATAAATCACCGATTTTCCAATCGCTATAAATGGCAGATGAAGCACCAATTCCAACCAGTTCAAACAATTTATCCTTACCATCAGCATAATCTTTTGCCTCTTTAATAATTAAGTTTGAGAAATCTGCATATAACTTGATTGTTCCAGACATAAGCACCGATGATCCTGTTAAGTAAATCGCTATAGCTTCAACATCGGAAGTAATATCTATCAATGTATTTACATTTAATGCGGGGCTCCTTGTCTCATCTGTATACCATAAGTACACACTAGGATTCGAATTTATTATTCCATCTGCATCCACAACATTAAATGTCACCTGAGAATCCTTTTTAATTATGCACGGGAACTTTACATCTGGTTCTACAGATAAACCCGCAGTTAGTGCTATATTTATCGTAGTTCTCCCTCCTGCTATTTTTTGCGTGTACGCAAGATTGTCAGAAACGCATTTAATACTTTCGTTTATCTCGGGAATAGACGTTGAAAGTGTTTCTACATCGTCTTCAACCCCATAATACTTGAATGAGGTGATAACATTTCCGGCATTATGACCTGTAATATAATATGCATAGCCAGTAATATCTCCACTTGTATAGGAGAATAGAGTACGCAGACTATCGTAAGTAGTCTTATTCTTGATAGTTCTGCTTATCCGCATACCGTCATTCTTATAAATATAGAATGTCAGCATACAACCCGGCTGGAAAATAGCATCAGCATCTACATATAATCCGACATCTTCTCCATCTGCAAGAGTGAAATCCCGATTAACATATTCGCCATTGGCAGGTATTGCGTCAGTATTGCTTCGTGTGTATCCAATTTTGGAAAATACTTCCTCAAAGTTCCCATCAATCGCAGTTGCTAAAGTACCCCATGATTTTTCAGAGTCTTTTGCTATATCAAATATCTTTTCCATAACTTATTCGTTTTTAATTAATGTTTCATTTGAAATTAAAGTCTCGTTGTCTAACATTGTCAAGTAGCTGGAGATAACTATGTTGATCTTCTGTGGAGACTTGGTGATCTTTCCGGTTACTTCATAGATACCGTTGTCTCCAGATATGGATATGTCGCTAATGGCGTTAGATGATATGTCGACCAGCTTATCAGAGGAATTTGACAATGTTATGGTGATAGTGACCGTACTACCCTCAGCAACGTATTCCCCCGGATTAACTGAGTAGGATATCGACGAATAAGGGATGTTACTCTTCACTATCGGTCTAAACTCCACCATGCCCGGATACAGAGTGCCTAGTTTGTGCTTCTTTAGCTGGCGCTCGATTAAGAATTTACTCATAGAGTAATGAAAAAGCATAAAGGAATACAGCACTAAAGCGGAATAACCGTTATTGATACCATACCTAGCGATTGTTAATCCTGTGCCTAAACTAGTAGAAGAACCTTTATTAATAACTGTATCTTTATACTGATATGTTGACTGATAACAAATCTCTCTTTCCTTATTGATAGATATAGCATTATTAGCTAGATAGGAATAAGTAGATTCATTTGCGTTAACGCTTCTATGTTCTATTAAGAAGGGAGTATTAGCATTTTCACCAGTAGCATCACTTGTAGCTGTAAACTGAGGAGTACTTACTATTGGATATGCTCTATCAAAAATCACAGTGTAATCCTTCAATCCCAAGTTACCTACAAACTGACCATAGTCATCTACTCCGTCAAAGCAAAGAGCACCTGCGAAGTCGGGGATTTGCTCAATAACTAACCCTGTCCAATCTAAGCTAGTGTCATTAACTTTAAACCCGTGACCATTACTACTCGCTCCTGAAGGCGGTAATGTATGTATTCCGTCCTTATCTAATCGAAAGTTTTTTAATGAACCATTGTCGTAATACCCATAGTCTACATAACCATTAGAATTAATACCAGATACTTTTATCTTAAAACTAGGCAATTCAGTTACATACCACATTAACCAAGTTCTTTTTAAACTACCATTAACGGTAAAACTATAACTATTATAGCTTATATTAGATTCGGCATCTTTTGACCAAATACCAAAATTAGTAACATATTTACCAATCCCACTTCCCGGATTCCAACCAATATTGAACAACTGCAAGTCTCGGCTATTACCACTATAATCAATCAGCTTATCACCAAACTGTGCATGATTATCGTTAGTAAGACCTTGCTTCTTCACATCGTAGTAAATATCAGGCTTAACATACTTGTCCAAGTTGTAGTAGGCTATTACTTGATTAATCTCGTCAGTGGTTAATGCTCGTTTGGCGATGAAAGTCCAGTACCAGGCAACAGAGGAAGTGTACCATATCCCTTGATTATTAAATCCTTCAACAGAAAAATAATCTAATCCCGTAGAATCTAACAAACTGTTAGCTATATAATCATTTTTATCTCCCAGTATGGTGTTTACATTAGATATCTGACCGTTTCTTATATCGGTTGAAGTATAGCCGTATATTCCAGTTTTCCCGGTTTTCCCTTTTTCTATCTTAGATTCCAAATAAGAAGTAGGGGTAAATAACCAGTTATTTCTATTAACAGAATCGGATGTATCACTAATTTGACACATCATGGACACCACCGTTAACTCATTGCTTCCGTCCAGCATCTCGGATACAGGATTCTGACTGACAATCATGTCGTCGACTCCGTCAGTAACAAAGGAACCCTCATATTCTGGAAGAACTTCAATAGATATATCACAATCGAATTCTGTAACTTCCTCTGATATAGGACTAATATGCATTCCTATCCAAACATTAGTGGTTAAATCTAATAATGCGTCTGTCGGAACAAACGATTTAGGTAATTTATGAATACCATTACTTAAATGTAATGATGTTTCCTTTGTTGCATCTTTCGTAGCTAAATATTTGTAAACAAGTTTACTATTTCCTTCAAGACCTTTAACAGTAACTCTAAATGAAGGTATTTCTTTTATATTAGTTAGTACTCCATTTTCTTTCACATAACTATATAACAAACCTCTATTTGCAAGTCTGACATGAGTTATATGAATCGTAGTACTAGTAGTATCAGAAGTATAATTTGCTGTACCTGAAAGATGTTCCCAAGTCTTATTAGTACCGAACACTACTGGATAACCATTACAACCTGACATACCCTCATACGCAGCATTAAGTATCTCAAAATCTCCTCCCCTGCCAAGAAGCTTGTTCTTGATGATATTGCGGTCGGGATCAGTGTTGCTCTTGCCGTCAGCTATCCATACGCCTGTCAAGGCAGACAATACATCGGGAGAGATGTAGGGACGGTCGGTAGCGGAAGAAGCTCCCGGAACTCCCAACCTAATCGCATTGAAGTGGATAGGATCAAGCCCTATCGCATCAAGCCTAATCGGATTTAATCCTATCGCTCCCATTACTCTTCTGATTCAAAATATTGGGCCTTGACCGGCTGCGTTTCACATTCAATCTTGATGTATTGTCCGGGGATTATTCCGACAATCGGACGGGCGAACTTCTTATCGTAATTCCTGCTCTCTACAACAGAGAAGTTTTCTCCGTCATAGCTTATATACACCCAAAGCTTACCTCCTTTTTCAAATGTGATCTGCAATCCTATTTCTGCCGAATTTACTTGTACAGTATCACTTATATATTTACGTTCGCCTTTAGCAAAGGTTATATCTGTTAATGCCATGATTGTTCCTCCTATTATTATGATTCAAATTTGATATCGTTAATTCTATTCAACCACCCTCGTTTGAACTTGTTGTTTGCAGGACGTTTCCGGCAGATGTCCTCTATAAAATCAAAACGAGCAATCTTGATCCGATCAAATAACTCGCGTGGATTCTTAGAATTAACTGCCGAAATAGTTTTTGGTCCGACAATACCGTCAGGAATTACACCGACCAATTCCTGCGGGATCTTGATACCATGAATACCAGAGGCCCACACCCAATCAACGAGAATATTAGCAACTGATTGAGATTTTATCTCGTCAGCCTTCCAACGGTCCCAATACATTGTTTTCATGATCTCTGTCCATTCCTCCTTAGAGAGATTCTTCAACCTTTCTATTGTTGGTTTTGGATAGCCTTTTTTCTTGCAATAAGCCTCATAGGTGGAGATTGTTACTCCCATATTGGTAGCTCCTCCTAAATCATCAGGATCATTTACGAAACCACCTTCCCATTTTAAGATGAACGGTGCCAATTCCTTCACATCTGCCATATTTCTTTCCTCCTATAAAATCAATGTTAATACTCCCAACGCCAGACCCACGCAATCACAGATGATGTCTTTAATTGAGAACTCTGTTTTCTTACAATACTTGTCGTATATCTCCTTCAAGATGAAGATCACGACGGTTATAATGATTGCCAACCATAAAGGCGTAAACTTTGATAGCCACATTACCAAGTTCTGGCACACTATAATGTGAGCCATACCGTCTAATCCGATCATGGATAGAGGTTTACTGATTAATGTCTCGATTCTATTTACCCAATTCATCTACTTCCTCCTTTTCTATAATTTCCTTCACATCCTCTTTATCAACCTTAAACACCTTCTTACCAAACACACCCAAAGCCCCGATAATATTGATGTTAATCCCCTTTGGCTTCAGTATATTCCCAACGATTGAGCATCCCTCTATGAAGCATACTAATAAGCAGGAGTACACATCAATAGGATATTCATTATGACTCGCTACGCTAATCATACAGACCATGCAGACGAAAGCAAAGTAAGTGACCATTTTTCCCATGGTCGCACGAATTGCGCGAGAGAATCTTACTTTATCACCCATTAGCATGCTTTTCCTTACTCCAAACAGGAGATCACAGAGAATTACCGCACACGTAACAATCAGCCATGGAATCATATTTTGCAATGATTCGGCAACAAACGCTCCGGCTATTGCGGCGAAACTGCCAGTAGTGGTATGGATTATCGCTTCTTTCATATTAGACAAGTCAGAAAAACGGTTAACAACGAAACTATCTCAATCCAGAACATAGGTTTCCTTTTGACAAGAGTCACAATGAAGTTACCCGTCCAGTTCTCACTTATCGAAATAGCCAAATATGCAATAAGTCCCACCCATAAGAAGAGCCAATACCAGGCATTACAACCTACCCATATTTGGGAGAAGATTAAGGACATGGCGGCACCGATACAGTGGGCGGTTTTCTGGCTTCCTTTGAAATTGGGAGACACACCCAATACAATCATCCCGACAACCGAAAGGAATACAAGAAATTGGCTGTTCTCGGAACTGGCTTCCAATGCAGCCGGAAGAAGCAATTCGCCGGAACCGATCATGCAAAGAGTAAACCAGAACTTATGCGTCAGGGCGTAGTAGGTATCACTGATTGAATAAGGGATTTCTTTACCCCTCTTAATCATCGCAAAGACATACCCGGCGATGAGGATGAATGACATTAATACTAGTAGAATCATAGGTTTATCTGTTTTTTAAGTTATTGATTAACTTTTGAAAGAGCTTCGTTGACAGCCATTCGATCAATTACACGAGTAAATAGCTGTGTATACTTTTTTAGAGATTCCGCTTGTTCAGGCGATATATCAACTTCTCCTTCTCGGTGTATATCTTGTGCAAGATTAAATTCTCCAAGATCACCTGTATTTTGAAAAATCGCATTTCCAAATGATTTAGATACATCGATGGTACTCTTATTCCCTTCGAGATCCACTAGTTCAATTTTTCTAAAATCTATTTTCATTGTTACAATTATTTAATAAACAGGTTATTAACGTAATATGGTGGGGAAGTCTTAGCAATATCAGCTGTCACAAATATTGCGTACTTCCAAGGTTCAATAGTATAAGTTAGAGAATTAGGCTGATTATATACCACTCTTTTAGGATAATCAGAACTATTAACGACCGTTATTTTTTTGAACGTTGCAGAATCGCAAATACGCAAAACATAATTTCCATTTCCTTCCATAACAATGCAATCTATAGGTTGTCCCGATTGAGGATATCTATCTACATTATTATCTGATCCATAACCATAGATGTGAACATAAAAATTCCAATCATTATTAGCATAAACTTTAATTGTAGTCATTACCCTATGCCCGAATTCCCCTCTGCACCACAAATCAGATGTGTAAAATCTCCATGAGCGACCTTCCACAGAATTATACCCTTGTTGATATAAATCCCCAGAAATCCAAGTCTTTGAAAAATCAATATTAAACGAAGAGGAAACATTATCTCCAGAGCCTTCTGTATTAAAAGAAATCTTGCCTTGTATCTTGCCTGCATTATCAATAGCTTGTAATTCTTTGAAAGTGCCCGTTGCCCCTTTTAATTTTGTCACTTCAAGAGTATCAACGTTAATAAACTCCGTCTTTATCTTCCCGGCTTCTATGAAAGTCTTTCCGCCTACGGTCATTCCCCCACTTTCAGGAAGAGATATTTTTCCGTCAGCAGTTAACTCAACACCTGTCTGATTATGCTTAATAGAGCCTTTAGTCATTAACCAACCCTCTGTCTTCTCCAGATTACCCACAAATATCCCCGAAGTACCGAGGACATCAATAGTTGCGTTCTGCGCCAAAAGGACGTTGGTAGCAACGTTCACAAATTCACTGAATTCTTCCCACTTTGTTGAATCGAAAGAAGAAGTAGATGTATGAGTAATCTTACAGAGTTTGTTCTGGCCGTTATAGATTACAGTATCTATAAATGCATCATTATGATAATACTCGGTATTTGGTGCCCATACTCCACGCGGGCGGAGCATTGCACCGGGTAATCCAGTCTTTCCTTGGCTTCCAGTAATACAAACCGGATCGCTTTCCCATGTAGAATTGTCCGTATAAGTGACCTTGGTCTTAGACCATAAGTATTTGCCGTTTTGCCACGTGGGAGAAGTGCTAGACCAAGAACCACCAACTAAGGAACTGGAAGAAGTCGAAAGGTAGTATAAGACATCAACAGCACTTATCCCTACGCCATCGTTCCCGCTAGGCCCCTTTCCGCCTGTCACACATACGGGGTTAGTTTCCGTATAAGAATTGTCTGTATAAGTTATAATGGAACGTGTCCAGATATATTTACCGTCCTTCCATGCCGGAACAGTAGTAGACCATGAACCACCCGTAGTGGTACTATATGATGTAGATAGGTAGTATTGCTCGGAAACACTCTTAACGCCAATTCCCGTAGCCCCCTTACCACCCGTCACACATATCGGATCGGTTGTCGTTGATGCGCTATCTGTATATGTTATTACTGACCTAGTCCAAATATATTTCCCATTTTTCCATGTCGGAGGTGTTGTACTCCAAGAGCCACCAACCAAGGAATTAGAAGAAGTAGATAGATAATACTCTTCGACAATGCTTGATACTCCCCTACCATTATCTCCAGTACTACCTTTACCTCCGGTGATACAAGCCGGATTGGTTTCAATAGACGAACCGTCTGTATAGACCACTTTGGTTTTACTCCAAATGTATTTCCCATCTACCCAAGTTGGTGAGTTCGTAGACCATGAACCACCGGAAAGGGAGGTTGAAGAACTGGAAAGATAATAAAGAACATCAACGCTCTGTACACCTTTACCGTCCTTTCCTGCTTCGCCTTTGATTTTAGACCAAGTATAATCGGCAAACACATTGCTATCTGCCTGTACAAAATCTACATATACACCCATGTATACACCGGGAGTCTCACCATTATTAGCGGTGAAGGTTTTCCCGTCATCAGAGTATTTGATGTGAAGGTAGCTGGTCTTCCCATTTTCTCCATTTGTACCAGGTATACCCTGCTCGCCTCTTTCTCCTTGTGCACCCTTAAATCTGGACCATGTATATGATTCATATGAAGTTGGGGCCGTAGGGCTTGTAGTAACAGCCGTACCGATATAAGTATTGGGAGTATTTGTCATCGGATTACCGTTAGAGTTTGCCGAGTACTTGACATGAAAATATGAAGAAGTACCCGGAATACCCTGTGAACCCGTAGGACCCCGTTCTCCCTGTGGTCCGGTAGCTCCTTGAGGACCTTGTTCCCCTTGCTCACCCTTTATCTTAGACCATTTGTAATCAGAGAATACATTACTGTCATTTTTCTCAAAGTCGGTATACTGCCCAATCCATTCCCCTGAAGTTTCCCCATTATTGTCTGTAAACGTTTGGCCGTCATTTGAATACTTAATATGCAAGTATGAAGTCTTTCCATCTTCGCCATTAACACCGGGAATCCCTTGTTCACCTGTTGCACCCTGTAATCCTTCAAATCTGGCCCATGTATACTTGGAGGGATCATTACTATCCTCCTTAGTAAAGTCTACATAAGTACCGATGAACACATCTGGCGTTTCTGTCATTTGAGAAGCTGTAGGGTTCTGGACGGGAGAATATTTAATATGAAAATATGATGTTAATCCATTTTCTCCATCTTTGCCGGGTATTCCATTCTGTCCGGCTGGCCCTTGCAGGCCTTGTAATCCCTGTGGCCCACGCTCTCCCTGCGGCCCTTGAGGGCCTTCAGGACCGGCTGGCCCTTGTGCTCCCTGTTCTCCTTTGGAAGTATACTTCAACCAGTCCGTAGAAGAATCTGACGGTTCCTGCGTAGTAGTAGACTCAATACATATCCATGTACTGCCGTTATGAGTCACTTCATCGTAGTACCAGTATGTGCCGGATTTCCATTTACCCTTGAATACCGGAACGGGAGCCTCAGTCACACCGTCACTGGATATCTGCCTGATAGTTCCGGTCATATAGACTCTATTGAGATATGCGCTATGACCGGACATATCAATGCCAAACAGCTTCAGGTTAGATAAGTCGCCTAACTGCATGGCTATCATGTCCTTCGTTATTTCCCAGTTATTAACCCCCTTAAGGAAGCGGATGTAATTCTGTGTAGAGTAACATGACTTTTGGCGCTCAGCGTTAGTGAAATTACCGTATGCGACAAAATGCATCGCCTTACAAGGATTAAAAGTATATCCACTACGGAGGACGTATTTAAAAGAAGCGTTGTCTATCTTTTCTGTAATCCGAAAATACGCAGTCTGGAAACCGGTATCGTTATTGAATACTCCCTTACAGATATCATCAACCTCTACTTGTGATACCTCCCCAGGTTCCAGCTTTAAATGAACGGTCTTGTTCGCTACATCTACTGATTCAATGATACCACCGCCGGGAGCATTCCATTCTTCACCGGATACAATAGACACTCGGTTATACCGCAACTCCGGTACTTCCAAGAAATCACGCAGCCGCAAAGACTTTGCGTCAATATAGCCTTCGGGAGTAATCAGCCAGCCTAGGAGGTTCTCGGCATAATCTAGAGAAGATATATTTCCTGCAATTGCTGCATTATTGGCTGTAAGTTTGTCAAATACCTCTAGGATATTGGCAGACACCTCTGTTGCAGTAACATCATCTGTTATAATACCTTCCTTCACTATAATGCCTTTCAAAAATGATATTAATCCTAAAGCTCTGTCATTCTTTGTTTTACTAATAGAATAACTAATTATTTCCTGAAGAACTCTCTTTGCGGAGAATACATTTTTATCAGAAGGAAGAGTATTGTCATTTTCTCCAATCACATACACGCTTGTTCCACCTCCTCCGGATGCAGAGCCTGAATAGGTTTGCCCTTTATATGTGAGTGACTCCAGTTTACTCTCTATCTCACCTATACGCGAATATGGAGCTGTTTCACCAACTGTATAGATCGGGTGGCCGTAAGGAATATCCAGCGGCCATTCAAAACCTATGATACGGGATTGTCGTCCTTCCGGGAAATAAGCCTTATTTATCAGGTTGACTTTAGCCCCAACTTCGTATGTACGAATATTGCCTTCATTGTAGATGAAATCAGCGTTCATCTCGCAATCGTAGGTAGACGGGTCAATCATGGATTTCTTTACGTATTCCTTTGCCTTTTTGAGTAGATTCTGTTCCGCTTCTGGTAACATCTGCTCTGAAATAAACGCTGTATCAAATCCGTAAAGGATATAAGTGTCAGATACAACAGGATAAAGAATATCATCCGGAAGATACCGGCCATAATCATCATTTCGTGTTATCTCGAATGTAGTTCCGCTATTACCGCTCTCTTTTAGAGAGATAACAAAATCAAGGCCGGCCAGTTTACCTGTCTGGAAAATTAAATGGGGTTCTTGACCATTCAACACAAAATCTTTCGTAAAGTTTTTTAGTCCATTGTCCTTAAATGTGTAAATAAGGTACTTGTTTCCTGTCTTATTGCCGTCACTGTCTTCCTCCTCCTTTTCATCACTGGTGATACTGGATACGGAACCGATATATTTAGGATATTCATCCTCTAATTTAACAATTTCTTCAATAGCTTCTTCTTCCGGCATTTCGACATTATTCGGATTATCATAACGCGAATCTCCGATATAGATACGTTCGCCTGTTGGACTATACCTATAAGCATCTATATAAGGAACATCTTTTGGTAACATAAGACGCTTTTGAACGACACCGTTCAGAGTAAGTTCTTTATCATCTTTACTGAAATAGTTATCAGGAATTTTACCCTTAATGATATTGTTGATAATATATTGGTTACCCATAGAAGCTGTTACCCCTTCCGGCAGACGTATGACATTAGCGTCCTCACCTGTTAGCAAGTCAGGATTATAAACGGCTGAAAAAGTCCTCCCTGAATTTGCTCCGGACAGGAAAGTTACAGAAGTGTCCGCCGATGCGGACAAACATTCAAGCTTAACATTATTTTCTCCACTCCTTCCAATTGTATATACTACCGTTTTCTCTGGATGATTCAGAGAAAAGCTAAATGTAAACAAAAACTTACAATTATTAGCCTTTTCAGGAAGAAAGAAATCAGTGTCACTAAAACTAATAGTAAAACTTGAAACTGAATCATTGAAAGCTTTCTCCTGAATATCCAGTACTTTCTCCACATCTCCTACATAATAGACTAATGATAATTTAGCCTTAAAATTTTCAATATTTGACGTGAATCGGGTGCTAAAGTATAGTAACATTGAATTGAATGAGATATGGTACTCACTAGCAGGCATGGAAGAAGTAAATACATCCGTCATAACCTTATATTCTTCCTGTGCTCCCACCATTTCGCCCTCTTCAAATATATTCATGTTGATAGGAGATATTCCAGCATGAGAAACGGAAGGAAAGAACCTTATGTTTAACGGTCTTGAAGTATCGGATATATCTCTCCCATTAACCTTCTTAACATCAAATATCAAATCTTTCCGGTAAGTAGCAGGGATGTTTCGTGTAGAACCGAAAGCGTAGATACGGGTAGCATAAGTTGTCTGACTATCGCTGCGTATCATATTATTGACATTCACATTCTCTGTGTCCGTCAAGTCACCAGCTTTGAAATCAACAGGGGAACTGTATTCACAACGCCCGAAACAAATCTTATGATTCTCTATCCACCATTCACATCCCCACGCTTCCGCCATTTGTGTGAGCGCATCTATTAGATTTACATTGTCATACGTGACTAATTTAGCGGAATTTTCTACCGTATCATCAATTTCCCAAATGAAGTCCTTATCCCTGAATTTATAGCCAAGATATTTCAAGTTATCAAGAAATATATTCAGGTGAACATCTAAAGTGGCTGTGAGATTCCACCCAGCCTCACGGCCGGTTGTTTCAGGTGTGTAGAAAAATTTCTTGTTCTTCCATTTCCAGTAATAAGCGTCAAGGCGGAGTTCGTAGTCATAGCCTCCGGTAGTGGTATTATAGGTAGGTTTATACAGGTCTACTACTTCAAATATTCCCAGCTCATTGTCTATGTAGTCCCCTAACTTGAAATAGATAGGACTGGCAAGGGAAAACTTTAGAGTTACATAATCTTCCTGCATCAAAAGGAAGTGTCTTTTCGAACCCTCATTGATAGGAGTCGAAAAGCGAATGTTGCCGGATATGTCTTTGATGTCTACTAATTCCATAACACACCAAAGTTCGGAGATAAAAATCTCAAAACATAAAATCCGGCAACCCTATAAACCACAATTTGCCTATTGTGGCAATTTTACTCTCTATTACCCGGATTCGGCTCGTTTAGCTTTACTGAGATCTTTGAAAACGTCCTTATTGTATTGATTCCAAAAGAAGCGGACCTAATATAATACAAATGATATACTTCTTCGCCTAACGCTGGGATCTTGACAGTAAATTCCCCCTTTGTTATCTCATTCAGAAATGCTTTATACTTAGCTATGTAATCAGTTGGGGAATTCCCTTGTAGGGTAAAGGTTAGTGTTAGATCCCGTTCATCAATCTTCCGATTGGCTATAATTATTTTCTTCCCGTCCTGTAAACGAGACTTATTCTCTATAATTTCTTTCATTGGAAGCGGAGCGTAGATAGCTTCAATGAACCCGTCTCCCATTCTCACGCCCCACGTCGCAAAAGCGTCTTTATTGTTAATTAATAAGTCAACCATAGATTATAATTTTGATGTATTACGTTTAACTTCTGCAATATCTGTCTCAATATTCTTCAATGACTTGTTCATGCTTGTTGTATCATCATGAATACCTGTCAACTCTTCATAAGACATCCTTAACAAATCCCGTGTCTCACTAGCAATATCCTTTATCCCTGTAGTATTGGAAATAATAGGCAGCATATCAGCTCTCAATTCAAGAATAGACATCGTTTGAAGCTGGTTCTGATTCTTAATCTCTTCTCCGGCAATTTGCAAAGCAGTGAAACGTCCGTTAAGTTCGTCTATTGAATCCTGAGAAGCAGTTGCAAAGCCTTTCTTCGACGATTCCTGAGAAGTAGCAGAAGTATCCCACCCAAATGTTTTAAACATTTCTTCTCGATCATGCATCATATCTTCTACAATCTGTTGATACTGTTCTTTGAGAAGGTCTGCTTCGTTTTTAGTAATTTTACTATCACTTCTCGCTGCATCGCTCCATTGCTCATAAAGAGCATTTATACGGCCTTGATACTGACTAGCGACTAACCCAGCCATGATTGACTTACGCAGATAATCCTCAAAGTTATCACACATATCTTCAAAAGAAGTATCCATATCGGATAACTGATCAATAAACCCATTGTAGAAGGAATCAAAATCAACCCCTGTCATGGCTTGATTAAGAGCATCCCTCAGTTCATTCGCTTCATCTTTACAGGCTACGATGCTATCCAGGTTTTCACGAATTCTGGCATCAATTAAACTCCATGCTTCCGGCATTTGGGACTGAATGAGGAACAATTCATCTCCTGACAAACTATACAAGTCTGTCATGGAGCTTATTGATTTACCTAGGATATCGCTCATCTGCTCAAAACCACCTATTGCACCAACATTTTTGTTAGAATGCCATTCTGCACTATGAGACTTCCAACTTGCACCGGCACGCCCTGAAGCTGCGGCAATCTTTTGGAGATTAATTACTTTCTTCTCGTAATTATCCATGGCTTGTGTAGCTGCTTGAACAGATGCAAATCCACCACCGAAAACTATATCTTCTTTGCTTTTGTCAATAATACGATCATAGACCTCATTTATTGCTTCAAGCTGTTCCTTTACTCCTTCATAATAAGCGGTACCGTCCGGCCCCCCAAAGAAACTGGATATAGTTTTAGTTATACCGGCAAGAATCCCCGTAGTTGATGAAATTATACTGAATGGCTTTGTTAAATCAATGCTTTCAAGCCCGCTCATGATTTGCCCTAATCCGGAAAGAGCACCGGAAATAGATTCAGGAACCGCAACGCCTAGATTTGTAAGCATATCAACTAAGTTATTACCGGCGTTTACCAACTGTTGTCCTTGCTGGCCTATACTATTCACAGCTTTTGTTAATTTGCCTTGTGATTCTAGACGCTCTTTCTGCGCATCTGACAGATTTCTCTCTGCCTGCTCTTGCGTTAGTAGTTTAGTTACTACCTTTCCGGTTTTATCAGTATATTGTCCGATAATAACTTCTCCACCCTCTTGTACAGTATTCAAATCCTCTTGCGCCTTTATTACGGCTTCAGTAGCGCTTTTATAGCCTTCAATGCCTTGCTTAAGTTCTCCGAAAGGATTTCTTTCTACAATCTTCAAATCAATATTACTAAATGCTTCTTGGAGGGCTTTTAAATCAGTTGGTTTTAAATCTTTTGCCGACTTATCAATAATCTCTTTCAGCTTATCACGCATTTTAGTGAGAGTTTCAGTAGACTGTGTATCCAAGTCCCCGAAGATATCGGCAAAATTGATAGACTTCTTTAGCTCATCAAAGGTTACTTCTTTCAGTTTACTATCCCACTCTTTTTTTAGGGACTCTTTTTCACCTTTCGTTGTAGCTTTTACTATCTTTTGGTTGTATTCTGCATTTATAGCCACTTTCTTCTGTTGGAAATTGCCATATTCAACAAGATATTCATTCCAGGCCTGTGCCTCCTCCTTATAGGGGGCAATAGATTGTTGTATCAATTCGTTTGATATTAGCTCGTTGAACTTAGATGTATCAACCTTTACCGTAGAAGGATCAAATGTCTTTTTCTTGTAATCCTTGCTTTTCTTGGCATTTAATTCCTCTTGGGCATCAAACAACTTCTTCTGATATTCGATTTCCGTCCGAATATAATCTTCTCTTTGGCGTTCTAAGTCTTGTATTTCCTTCTTGTTATCCAATTCACGCTGTGCACGGATTTTAGCTTCTCCTTCTGTCATGGTATCAATACGGGACTGTATAGCCTGATTTTCCAAATCTTCTTCCCGTCGCTTTCTTTCGATGGATTGCTTATCCATGAGGCTAGAGATTTTTTGATTCTGGTCTACAATAGAGTTGTATTCTTTAGTAAGCCCTTTATCATCATAGATTTTTAGTTTTTCCTCGGCTTCCGTTTTCTGCTTTATGAGAGCATTATATTGTTTTGCGACTTCTTCCGGTACACCTTGGGTACTTCCAGTCTTTAAAACCTTTAAATAAGAATCTTGAATTTGTTTTAGTGCATTATCGGCTATCTCAACTTGTTGTTGCCAATAATCATAGGTTCCTTCTTTAGGTTTAGGAAAAATGCTTATAGTATTTATATGGTTAATAAAAGCCGTCTGTTGCTCATCTAGCTTAGATATATTATTTGAAATATCGTTGTATATCTTCTTTTGCTCTTGAAACGCTTTATTTGCAGCAACGATTTCGTCATTAGCTTTAGCTACAGCATTAGTAGAACCATATAATCCTTTCTGTTGTGCTTCCAAAGCTTTATCTCTTTCCTCTTTAGCTCTCAATAGTCTTTGGCGTGCCTTTTCTAAAGTTACTTGCTGATTCTTTAGTTTTATATCCTCTTTATCTTTCTTTACTGCAATATCCGCAGCTTTATCCATATAACTTCGGGCTATAGCACTCTGTTCTATTTCTTTAGACAACGCATTATAAGCAAGTTTCAATTTGTCCAAATTTACTTTCTCTCCATTAATAACATCAGCATATTTAGGATATTTAGAAATCCACGCATTTGCGGCAGCTGTTCTCTCCTTTTGTGATGCCGAGGTATTTTTTAATTTTGTATAAAGCAAATCTAATTCTACCCTTTCTTTTTTCGATGCTTCAATCCCTTTTCTTCTAGCTAAAGCTAGTTCCTGCTCGGCTGAAAGTAAATCAAGGGTGACATCTCTTGCTTTTCCTAAACTACCAATCCATTTAATTACATCTTTCCCGTATACAGAAAGCAAAGTCAGCCCAACAACAAGAGCGGTCTGCCAACTTAAAATAGATTTTGTAAGCTGCTTCCATACAGGAGCAACAGCCTTGACATCTTTATTTCCTGCTTTTAATTCTGCTTTAAATGCGGCATATTCTTTTCTCGCTTTAGCAATCTCATCTACAAGGATAGGCAGGTTGTTTGAAATCGAGAGGAAAAAGGTATTAGCACTTACAGCTAGAGAAGGAAGCTCACGGGCTACCTGTTGCACTGAATTGCCGAGTCCGTTCCATGCACTTGCATAATTGCCAACATTCCTTTGGAATCTACCAGAAGCTTGCTCTGCCGCATTTAACTCCTTTTGAACGTCTGATATTTGCGCTAGCAATGCTTTTCCAACAACTCCTTCTCTTCTTACCCGCCCTAGGTCATCGTAATCCTTTATCAAAAGAATTAATTGCTTTCTTAATGCCGTAATACTGCCTTCTTCTGCATTACTTTGAATTATCTGGTCTTTTTGTGCTTTAATCGTTTTTCTGACAGCTTCTTCCTCCACCAGTCTTTGAGCAGCTAATTGCTGAATCTGGCGAATTTTTGCAGTACCAGTATCTCCTACTTTCTCTTCATCAGAAAGTGCGATAAAATCTTTCTTTAATTGTTTTATCTGCTTATCCGTTTCTATTACGGCTTCTGTATTGGCCACAATCCATTTATTTGTGGATTGCAATGCGGCTGTTTCGTCCTTTGCCTTTTTGACTGCATCATTGGAAGAATCAATGTCATGCTTCAGCTTTTGGATTTGAAGGTATTTGTTTTCATACTCTTCTAATTTTTTAGTAGCCACCGCTATCTCTTTCTCTAATTTTTTTATAGCCACATCACTATTTGGTATCCCCGCAACAGCAATTAGAGAATTCTTCAATTTATTTATTTCTTGACGCAGTTTTATAATGTCTTCGACATTAACATCTGCGGTAAATTTCATTCCTGCCATGTGACTTTTACGTTTTCGTTACCAAATGATTCCTTTAACTCTTTCTCCACGGTTAGGCTTGCCGAATCCAGAACGTCAAAACCCTTGCTAGAAACAAAGCTCGCATACTCCATTCCATCAGCGAACACAACACCGTTTTGGGGTAGCTTCCCATATATAAGCAAGTTCTCTGTCTTGCCTTTGGCTCCCGCATGTTCGCTATCTGCCGGGACATATAGATAAACGATATTCCCATCACGAACTACAGCAGCCCCCGGAGCATTACGAAGATTCCACGTATGGTTCTGATAAGTTTTCTTGCTACTCACATTTCTTTCCTTTTGAGTGTCAACTGCATTATGCGCCGCTTCCTTCATAAGCTCATTTGCATAATCGTCCACCTCTTCAACATACTCGTCCAGGCCCGACAAATCAACCGTTACTTTCATTACTTATCAAATTTCATATTTTCACCAAAGAAATCCTTATCAGATACTTCCTTAAGCACCTCCCCATCGTATACAGCGTGCAACTTATCTTTTTGCATGATGATCAAATTGCGATATGGGATTTTATAAACTACTTCATCGTAAGAGAGATGAAGATTTTCCATGAACGACGCAATTTGCCCTAACATACAATCATTTCCTATAACTTCTGTTTTGCTGTCAGATTTGCTACGTTCTTTGCTAAATCCAACAGCATTGTAAAATTTTCTACAGAGATTAGAGAGTAAGCGGCTGTAAGCCCACAGAGCACTTCTTCCAGAGTTCCCTTTGATAATTCATGTTCAAGACTATCATCCCCTTCAATAAACCAAGAAAGTGCACGAGAAGCAACGGAAATATCCTTTAACGAAGAAACAATACCCGCAATATCCTTGCTATCTTCTAGAATAGCAAGATAAGCCGAGGCGCCAGCGATTTTATGGATAGTAGGCGGGTTTACACGGTACATTTTCCCGTTTACAATTATAGGAATGAAATCTTTGCCTGTGATAGCTTCAGATACAAGTATAGCTGCTTTATTCATAATGATATTTATTAAAAGGGGGCGAGAAACACAAATCCTCACCCCTCACCACTTTACAATATAGATAATGTCTCTGACGGTTGCTTTCCTTCTTCTCCTGAAGAGCCATAGTTTACAGCACTCCCAGCGTTCACCCGCCTTGATCCAGCTGAATAACTATTTAGAGTAGCCGATTCAGAAGAAGCAATCGCCACTATTTCATCAGTTCATGCAACATCTACCTTTTCGCCATCAAACAGATAGTCGCTCTTAACACCGGAGTTAGGATTTTCCATAGCCACCGCTGTTACACCCAGACCGATATTCTTTTCTACCGCATTACCTTTTGCGATAACAGCAGCATTAGTAAATACAATGTAGTTGCCTGTTTTTGTTTGGCCTACGATTGCCTTATTTACAATTCCCGGAGTGTCAGAAGAAGCCCATCCTGCATCAGTATCAATCTTTTCACCACCTTCCAATTCAACCTTGTCATCAAAGGAGAAAACTCCCATGGTGAAAGCGATTGTTTTAGCTCCTTTTTGAGTAACATCACGATAGTAGATGCTACCATTCAACTCGTTAATATAGTCGGTATAGGTAGGATCATCCTCCGTATACGCCCAAGTATCTTGATGAGAGTTCTCAACTTCTGTAGCAGTACCTAACCAGGTTTTAAGGCTAGTTTTAGTTACAGCAGAAGTAATAACATCACCGTACCAAATCTTTTTAATTCCTATAAACGGTTTCATATCTTTTCAATTTACGTTTAGAGTTTCAAATAATAATTTCACATTTACATAGTAACAACATAATTCTTTGTCTTCTTCTATTCCGATACTTTCAGAAGAGTAACGATACCAGGAGCCATCATATTGGGAAACAACGCCATCTTTAAAAAACGTCTTTGCTTTCCGTTCCAGCTCATTCAAGCGAATCAAGCTTGCTTTTTCAGACCTTGTTACAGGAACGCAGAAGTTTACTTCAACATATCCTTTTTCCCAGTAAGCATCCGGTTGTTGAGTTTTGGGGTAGATTACAATTCTTTCGGTCTTTACTTTACCTTCAGGGATATTTCCCCGTTGATACATTTCAGAGATTCCAAAAGACTTGCAATCTTTAAAAATAATATTCGCTATGTCAGTCGTTACAATCATACCCAAATATCACATCTACCCTTAAACTCCTCCGAATAGCATTCGGCATTCTTCTTCACATCTCCCTCTCCTACAATATTGCCTTCGGTGTCCATACATCTGATATGAGATCCTAAAATAATCTTTTTACCCTCATAAACCACATGGTAATTATATACCCAGCGTTCGCCATTGACAGAAACCTCTTTCTGTTGAGAGTTGTCATGGCAGAAGCAATCTGTTACATCCTGCCAAGACTCTCCACCGGTTCCCGGTATTGGTCGGTTATACTCGTCATTCTCTTCCGGAGTAATAACCTGTAATTGCAATTTATGCGGAGCAGTTTCTAGCATATCACCAAAATGTTACTTTAGGTTTATCTGTATTCAGTTCATCTTTCAGTCCATACTTATTGCATAAAAAAGAATAGTATGACTTTATCCCGGAAATATCCCAAGAAAGAGACTTTGAATGACCGTTTTCTGATACCGATTTAGAAGTAGCTCTAAGCAATAAGGAGGGAATAAATCTTGCTATCGCAACAGAGATAGACTGTAAATTGTCTTCAGTCATTTCCCCGTCAGGATCAACCCCAGAAGAAAGATTCATCTCTACCAAGTCAGCCTCCGACAATGATATGCCGAATGACTGAAACTTTTTCTTTATGTAGTCACTAATTATCATACTTACGCATTCATCGTATCCAGGTCAAAAATTACAATCTTATTGGGAGATGTAAATTCTGGAATCCATTCGGCTCCATATTCCATGAACCTGCCTTCATCCTTACGTATGTTGGAAATATACATACCACCTTCTGAACGGGTGTAAGTCTTTCCCGGAACTGGATCGGTAATTTCATACGGAGTATGCCAGCGCATCTTTCCCTGTTTAGGAGTGGTAAACAAAGAAATACGGTTATCTTTAAATACCTGTTTGAAAGTGCCGTCTGACAATTCCACCAAATCTTCGTTGATTACGATAGGCGGCAAGCCCAATCCTCTAAAGATAGTGGTCGCCATCTCACTAGACATAAGCCCGGCAGACAGTTGGACTTCTTTAGAATCAAAGCTTTGTTTGTAGAATTCTCCGAAGTCCTTTGATCCAATAATGCTATTGATAAAAGTCTTCCGGGACATTTCCATAGAAACGAACATGCCGAACTTAGTACGTAATTCAACGGTTTTCTCCATAAGATAACGAACAAAATTCAGTTTGTCTGAAACTTGCGGAGTGATACGATGAACCGGAAGTTCCATTTCAAGCAATTCAATTCCTTGCGGATTATCGTCTACTTTTACCGATGCTTTACCATCAGAACGAAGATCACCGTCCACAATATCCATACGTTTGTGTGGAGCAAGCAATACCTGACGCATATCATCTACAATATAGTTGATAATATCGTCCAGTGCAGCCCGTTGATCTGGTGTCTTCGCCTGATTGAACTTATTGATTAGTTCTTGAAGCATATCGAGTCTATCGTTGTCCATCTGGTATCTATCCCCCATATAGGCAACTTCGCCATATCCAGAACCCAAAGATTTACGCTCTCTTAACGGCTTGTTAGAGTTACGGTCAATTACAGAACCGGCAACAACACCCGTTACTGTTCCCAAATATGTTTTGAACACACGGGATTTCGTTTCCTCAAAATCGAGGTGCTTTTTCCAAAAGATTTGATCTAGTCTTAGAGCCTGCACACGGTCGATAACTGCTTTCACCACTACCGGATCATTCAGTAATGTTTGAATAGTCAAATACATAGTTCCTCCTTTCTTTAATAAGTGAACATGAATCTGTCACCCAAAGTCTCCTTATCCTTATCGGAGATAGGAACAATGAGTCTTGTCGGTCTGATCTCGTACGCTTGGCCTATAGCGGTAACAGTTGCACCCGCTTCTACTTTAGTCCATGCATAATTTAAAGCTGTTGCTGTTGCTTTTGCCGTTTTACCGGCTGCGTCAGTAGCTTCAAACAATACCGCATCCTTTTTTGCGGCAAGCGTTGGCGAAGCGGCCAGAGTAACGGTATCATATTTCGCATTACTTTTGTCGATAGCTTCAATTGTACCACCATTTGTACCATTACCAATATGCATACCGACGTACGCAAGAGAATTTTTCTTGATCTTCAACGAAGTAGAACCGGCAGTGATCTTCTCGGCTACTTCAACGTTCAAAACAGCTTTTGCCGTTCGTTTCACAAAATCAAGAACCAAAGGGGTAAGAGGCGGGATCTGCGCAACCCCTGTCAAATTCGAAATATCCAGATTGAAACCACCGGAATATCTATAAACCGTTTCAAAACGGCACATTTCCGGCATTTGTCTCTCAATCGGATTTAAATCATACTTAAAACCTGCTGGCATAATTAATCCTGTTTAGAGTTTTTAATTTCTTCAGTTCCCTTGTTTATCAGGGCGGCAATGTCATTTGAATTGTTTTGCTCATTGCTTCCTAATTCGGGAGTTCTCACATCTTGAAATCCTGCGTTGGCAAACGTCTGCTTTGCATCCTTGAAATAGTTATCCAAGTTTACATCTTCGGGAATATTCAACATAGGAACAAGGTCTTCGGGAATACCATACTCCTTCGCTTTACCTATGATTTGCTCTTGACGAGTGGCTTGTGCCTTCTCTGTTTCAAATTGAGTAAGCTTATCAGAAAGAGGTTTAACGGCTGCATTAACTGCGTTCGCAATGATGGTCGCTATATCATCTTTCTCTTCTTCCGGCTTCGGTTTTGGGTTAGGATTGGGATTCTCGATTTTATTTTTCAATTCGTCCAATTGTTTTTGTAGACCCGATTTTTCGTTTCTAACAGAATCAATGTCTCCTTGAAAAGCCTTCAGAAGTCCTTCGACCCCACTAATAGCAGTTTCTATTTGACTTTCTTCAGTTACGGTTTTAGACAAGTAGTCAGCCACCCCGTCAAACGCTTTATCACCAAACCCAAAGGTTTTATACTTCGTTTTTAGTGCTACTAAGATTTTTCCTTTCATACTGTATGAATTAGTTTTGATTTTCAACAGCATAAAGTTACACTCAAAGAAGAAAGCTATAAAATTATTATATGAGGGATAAACCACAATTGAGCAATTGTGGGAAATTAGTAGTTATAAGTTTATTTTTTAGAAGGGAAATGAGATAAAACGGAAAAAGAAAAGCGGAGGTTGGGACTCCGCTTCATTCCAAAAGGTTTATGGTAATTCCATTAATTTTAATTCCCTTTCTATTTCATTGCATTATATGTAAAGAGGTATTCTTCATAACATCTCCAAGTTCAGATAAAGCAAATGACAAAGTTTTAAGCTCTTCAGGGGTAAAATCAGCAGGTTTCCCATTAATCAAATTCCCGTTTATCCGTTGATATAGCCATTGGCGAGACTTTCCAAAATAATGTTCTGCTATATAAGACATTGAAGCAAAATCCAAAACTTTATCTAGTTTTTCTTTTCTTTCTGCAATTTTAGCCAGTTTTTTTGCTTCATCTATAGCCTGTTCTGCACCTTTTTTAAACTCATTCAAGAACTCCTTTTTATCGGAAGGTGACAAAGAGTTTACATACGCATTAAAACGCTTCTTGTGCTCCAATTTTGCTTGTTCGGTCTTAGCCTTTGCAAAATCATCTTTCCACTTTTTAAGTTCTTCCTTTGCATTCATACGCATTATTTTTTATAAATTAAAGAGAAAATGGTAGCCCCTTATGGGGGACTACCTTTTTCTTTCAGCTTGCTTTTGGCATCAATCAAATCGTCTAGCGCATCATTGATTCCTTCTTCAAGCTCCTCTTCTGAAATCCATTCGGTTTCCCTTAGTGCATCCCAGTTGAGGGAAAAGAAGCTAAGGTCTTGCTCCGCAGCTTCAATCCGAGCCTTTAGCTCTTCTTCATCAGTCATATAAAGATCGCGATTCTTATGACATCACAAAGATAATAACCATTTGGTAATTAAGCAAGCTTTTAGGAAGATATTTCGATGTAATATGAGATATTTAACTTTTTAGAAACAAAAACCGCCCCTCTTGCGAAGGGCGGGAATGAGTTACAATGTTGACTCCGAGAAATCCAGTTCGTACACGATCTTTCCACTCTCGTCCCTACTGAATACTCCCACACAGATAAGTTCAGGGAATCCGGGACCTGGTATTGTAGAAAAAATTACGGATATTGCATCTCCCTCGGCAATATCCAGCGTTTTCACTAGCTTTTCGGCTTCTTGCTCACATAAATTTGTTAGTTTCTCCATGCTGTCCGTGTTTTTACCACAATAGACTACAGTTTCATTTTGAGGGTTGGATGTTTTCATGATTATATTGTGTTATTTGGTTAATAGTGATGATATCGCTTGTGTTAGAGTCTATATCTTTTGGTTCAAGATATCAACATCTACATATTCTTCATATTCTTGGGATAAATATTTATAATGAACTAAAAATCTCAAATTTGGTAATTGTCCTGGCTTTATAACTGTTATTCCGAACAAAGAAGTCATATCAACATGATCGGTATAAAAGTACACATTATTGGAAGGAGATTCTATTTCACTTGCTATTGCTATTAAACGATCACTTTCATCGACCAAAGTAACACTCATTACTTCAAACTTATCAGAAGTATTCGTATATATTCTACCTTTATAAGAGATTAAGAGCTTTCCCGTTGTCTGGTTTATATTTTTACTTCCAGCAGCAAGAAAAGCCCTTTTTACTGCTATATCAACATAAGCGTATTCTCCACTATATGAGTCTGTTATTTGGATTCTAGAAGTACCTGATTGAGAAGAATTTGCTACAAAAGTGTTATTATCAAAAGATACAATATCTGGATTGCTTGAATGATATATTAAGTCCCCAAGATATGAATTATCAGGCTCTGCCTTTATTCCTATTTTACCTTTATATCCAAACCCCCAATTTGCCGTATACATATAATCCCCTCCTTCT